ATTACAAAACATCATTACGGAACACGTCTTTTCTACCTACAAAAAGCCCTCTAACTATGACTTTTTAGAGGGGCTCTATTTCTTAATCAATAAGGTTAAGAAACAGCGGCTGAACGTTGATGTAAGCGCTCTTAAAAAAGAACTTCATGCAAAGCCTGCTCGTGAGTTCTGGAAGACAGTACAGAAAACAAGTCCTCATGTTTTATATGATATGTTTAAGACCAAGACGGGCCGTCTGACCACGTGTCGAGGGGGTTTCCCCATTATGACAATGGCTAAGAAGTACCGAGGTATTCTAAAGCCTCAGAACGACTGCTTCGTGGAGCTAGACTACAACGCTGCTGAACTCAGGGTGTTTCTGGCACTTAGTGGGAAAGAACAGCCCGATCAGGATCTCCATGAATGGAATGGTAAGAACGTTTATCGAGGACTTCAGAATAGAGAGGAATCAAAGAAGAGAATCTTTGCGTGGCTCTATAACCCTCAGTCAAAAGACTATCTTTCACAAAAATTTTATAAGAAACGTTTCGTTGTTGACTCACATTATAAAGATGGGGTGGTATCAACACCATTTGGGAGAGAGATCCCCGCTGACGACTTTCACGCCCTCAACTATTTGATTCAGAGCACGGCTAACGACGTCACGATGTCAGCAGCCATTGAAGTCGATAAATATCTTTCCGAGAACTGTGAAAAGAGCTTTATATCCTTCATGATCCATGATAGTCTAGTACTAGACGTAACGAAAGAAGAGCTTAAACACATCAAAGAAGTTCAACGCATTTTCGAAACCACCAAGTTTGGTAAGTTCATGTCCAACGTCCAAATAGGGCGAGATTATGGCAATCTAGTGGAATGTAATGCCCGTCTATAATAAACTGGTGAGGGATCGGATAATAGAAATCATAGAGTGCAGCGGCAAGAACTATTCATCGCGTGTCCTAATAAGAGACACCGATTATGCGGCGTCACTTGAAGAGAAGCTACGAGAAGAAGTAGAAGAGTTTCTTGAGGATCCCTGTGCAGAAGAAGCTGCCGATATCCTAGAAGTTCTGGAGTGCTTGATGCATCATCATAAAATAAGTCAGATTGAAACAGCACAGGCTAAAGAGACCAAGAAGGCAGAAAAGGGCTCCTTTAGACACCGAGTATTTTTAGTGGAAGTAGAAGAATGAAATCAGTCATTGGATTAACAAAAACAGGCGCCCAACTAGCCGGCTTCTTTGATAAGTATCCTCAGTACAACGTCTATAAAATTTCGAAGGACGTCAAAAAGGGAGCAAAGAAATGTCACGCCCTTAAAGAGCGTGAAAATCCCGAAGAGTACGATGCCTCACCACCACGTCTGAAAACCTTCTTCAAGGAGGTCGATAATGAGATCCTCTTCGTGCTCAGTGGCGACTCGATTGAGTCTGCAGCATCATTACAAATTCTATATCAACTGAGAGATAAAAAGGTTGACATTCTTTACTTCATTCCTGATGAGTTCTTTATGAACGACGTGGAGAGGCTCAACGAACGGGCCGTCTACCATATCTTACAGGAATATGCGAGATCAGGAGTGGTAAACTCTGTCTGTTTGATTGACGGAAAAAAACTAGAAGAAATGCTGTCTGATAAGTTGACAGTGGAGAATTATAATGATATCATTGGTGAGTATGTGGTATCATCCTATCATATGATGAACGTCTTTACTCACACGGAAGCGTCGCTTGTCAACGCTTCCCCAATCTCAGAGATCTCCAGGATAAGTACGTTTGGTGTAACGTCTTTGGGGTCCAAAGAAGATTTGTTTTTTTCTCTTGACAACGTGAAAGAAAAAGAGTATTATTTTGCTATACAGAGAGATAAAATGAATAGCAGAGAAACCTTAGTGAAGATCAAACAGCACATCAAAGACAACAATACAAATGAGAACGTGAACTACTACGTTCACCCCACTTCATACGACGAGGATTACGTTTATACGAAGGCGTATTCTTCCGTCATCCAAGAACGAAATAAATGAAATTTAAGCTTGACAACTAGCTTAAACAGTGTTATATTATATGTAGATGGCCGGGACATTTACCGACCATACTCTAGCCGAGTGCAAACAAGGAGGACAACATGGCTTTAGATTTAGAAAAGATTAGGGCACGCAAGGTAGCCCTAGAGAACCGAGGGAATGGAGGCGGAAACAATTTCTGGCGTCCCAATGATGGAGAGCAGACCATTCGTCTGGTCCCCACCGCAGACGGAGATCCCCTCAAGGATTTCTGGTTCCACTATAACCTGGGAGAGAACCCCGGGTTCCTTTCACCCAAGAAGAACTTTGGAGAGGACGATCCCCTGGATTCCTTCATCCGCAAGCTCTTTAACGAGGGCACCGAGGATAGCATCAAGATGGCGAAGAACCTCATGGCTCGCCAGCGCTTCTTCGCTCCCGTTATCGTGCGAGGCGAAGAGGACCAAGGCCCTCGTATGTGGGGCTTCGGCAAGATGGTGTATGAGCAGTTGCTCAACCTGTTCCTCAATCCTGAGTACGGGGATATCACGGATTCTGAAGCCGGCACTGACCTAGTGATCCACTATGGCAAGCCTGCAGGGGCAACGTTCCCTCAGACCAAGATTACCCCTCGTCGTCGTTCATCCACTCTGTGCAGTGATGGCGACACTGAGCGATGCGCTGAGTGGCTCGACAACATTCCTGAGCTTGACACTCTTTTTGAGCGCAAGACCCCGGAAGAGGTCGGTACGTTGCTCGATAGTTACCTGCTTGACGAGAGTGGTACCGAGGAGGCATCCTCAGAGACGCAAATGTATAATACGGAGGCTACTACCACTTCGGTGGACAGTGCCTTCAACGAGCTTCTAGGTTAGAAAACTTGAAGTTAACCCGCAGGGAGGCATGGGGTTATACAGATGTCTCAACTTTTTTTGATTAAATTAAACCCAAGGAGAACATACAATGGCAATTCCAAATAATAAGACTGAGCAAACAATGTTTGATCTGATTGAAGCGTGCGCCAACATGGACGCTTATAACAATATTACAAACCCCTTCTATGGTAAGGTTGAAGAACGGTTTATGAAAACTTCCGACTTCTATCACCCAGGAATTGATCAGGGTGAAGCTGCTTTACATAATTCGGCGACCTTCATCCTGGATCAGGTGCGCGTGGGAGAAATCTCCGCACATAAGTATAAACAGAAGTATGAGTCGATTCGTTCGAAGGGGATTACGACGGCCGGCTGGGCTATCTTGGACCAGGATCCTAATTCCACGTGGGAGGGGATAGTGCTGGATGGATGCACGCGCATTGTATTGGCGCGGACCTGTGAGGAGAAGAAGCATGTCGACTCCACTATCCCTGTCCCGCTCCACGTAATCACAGACCCCCAATTGATTCGCACAATCCAGAGAAATCGCAACAGTTTTCAGTTGCTAGCCAATGATCACGAACCAGCAGATGCGTCTAATGCTGCGGACATTAAGAAGTTCATTCGCGCCGCGGCCAATGATGAGTCGAAGCCCCCGGTGCAACACCCCCGCAGTTTTAGGGATCGTTTGGCTCGTCACACCTACCGGATGACATCCCACAGCGTGACACTAGCCACCATAAAATCTTACGTCAGTGAGGTTTACAACTCGATCGAACAACACAACAATGGGGTGAAGGGTTACCTTGAACCACAAAGCCGCGCCCAAGTTGTACGGAAGGCATTGGAGCGTGGTAAGGGTGCAGTTAAAGTCAAGCCGTCAGGATGGACGCCTGGAAAACAACAGTATGTTCATGAAGATTGGAAGATCTATCAAGGTTCCCCCCAGCGCGGCTCGTTCGATAAAGACTTTGGCAGGGAGGTGACGAGAAAAGCCGCAGGAGCAACCGAACCAAGTGTTTATGTGTTTAGAACAGATGCGAAAACACCCGAGACGGTTCAAACATCCCAACAGGCTGTATTTGACAAGATTAATAAGAATCATTCCTACCTTGGAGTGACAATCTTTGACCACGTGTTCGCCTTAGGTCAGGAAACAGGCGTGAATGAAGGCACTCTCTTGACGGAAAGCGACGTCCGGGCCCACGCAACCAAGCAGCAACTAAAGATTGTAAGTTCATAAACATTAACCGCAGGGGGGCACGGGTTTACAGGTGCCCCACTCATTAAACAAAGGAGAATAAATGAGTCTACAGAGTAAGTTACGAGAGGCCGAGCTAGATACCAATGCCAAGATTACGTTGACATATTCAACGGGTGGCGATGTTATCCATGCTCGCGATGGTTATGTTGACGATGTTTTGGAGCAGACAGATTTTGCTACCACGGTTGCAGGAGTGATCACCACTACTGGTTTCGACAATCAGGCAATTGATGACCTGCGTGGTCAAAGCATGCTAGAAGATTACGAGCGTGACTTTTCCGGCTTTGATTATTTCGTTGCCGGCGTTATCGCCGAGAACATCTACGAGCTTGACTTCATCGATCAGACGGTCGAGCAGTATGATTACAAGCGTGGCTTCCTCACCCTAGAGGCGAACGTGCAGACCACCGTCGGCAACGTCATGACGGCAGATGAGACCTTGTTTACTGGTTGGCAGACTACGGTCCCCACCAAGATTGGCAATCTGACAATCAATGGCTAAAACTCCGTTACGTTACCCCGGGGGAAAGTCCCGTGCAGTAAAGCATATTCTTCCCCTCGTCCCATCCGATGTAACGGAACTTTGCTCCCCCTTTCTTGGCGGCGGCTCTGTGGAGCTAGCATTCAACCAGGAAAGGGGGGGCACGGTCTATGGGTACGACCTGTTCGAGCCGTTGGTGTGGTTCTGGGAAGCTCTTTTGGAGAGCCCTGAGGAGCTAGCCGATGCCGCTGATGCTATGCGTAAAAAGCATGTTGATTTTGAGAAGAAGCGCGGCTTGCTACGGGAAGACTGTGCGCGCATCCGTGAGGAGCTTAAAGCAGCAACAAGCAGCAGCATTGAGAATGCTGCAAAATTCTACGCCATCAACAGGAGCACATTCTCCGGAGCAACGTTCTCAGGTGGCTGGTCCAACCTGGCCGCATACTCAAGATTCACAGACTCTTCTATTAAGCGCGTGAGGGAGTTCAAAGTAAAGAATTTTCACGTAGCCTGCGAGTCATTTCAAACTTCTATTTTAAAACATCCAGATGCTTTTCTTTATTGTGACCCTCCGTATTTGTTGGGCGCAGATAAGGATAGGCTCTATGGTATCGGAGGGGATATGCACCAAGGGTTCCCTCATCGAGAGCTATACAATATTCTTTCTGAGAGAAAAGGTTGGGTGTTATCATACAATGATTGTGAGGATATTCGTAAATTATATTCTGACTACGAAATCCGTGATGCAAAATGGGCGTATGGTATGAAGAATGTTAAGAAAAAAAAGATGGGTTCTTCATCTGAACTACTAATTATAGGGTAATGAGAATGAAACCAATAGTAGAAGGTTGGCGTAGGTATTTACGAGAAGACTTGGACGTTCCATCTAAATTGGAAAAAGATCTGGATAGCCCTCTGCCATCGCCGAGAGATTCTTCTGAGAGCAACTTGGAACGTGCCCTCCGTGTTATTGAAGCAGAGGGTTACGACTACAAGCTGGTCAAAAACCACATTAAGGTTTTAGATGATCAGCGCCTGGAGACAATGGAAAAGCTGATTCAAATGCTTACTCCTTTGGGGTTCATTCACGATCCTATTGGTGGCGGTAGCTCCATCGGCCGCCTGGAACTCCGCGATCGCAAAGCGGGCAGCGTTTACGTATACGTTAAACCCAAGAAGCGGACTGCCGCATCTGCCGGGATGGATTTTGAGAAACAACTAGCAGATGAGATTACACAGAGGTATGGCGCCGCCGGCGTTACCGCCACAACCGCCGGGTTTGGTCATGGCTCCGATCTTTCCATCGAAAAGGGTGGAAAAGTAGTGATGAGCATCGAACTAAAGACTGCTCTCGCTGCCGACTTTGGACAGTTCCGCGCACAGTATAACACAATGACTGGAACATGGGAACCTCGCCGCACAAAAGCATTCGTAAAAAACGAAGCTATCTTCAAGCCCTTGTTTGATGATTACATGCTCGATTGGCTCAACAAGAATGCGACATTCCCGGACCTCATGGACCCGCGCCTAAACAAAGATAAGAATGAGAAGATTTACGGACTTAAACGTTCGATGCAGACGGGAAAGCTGAAGAGAGAGCTACAAAGCTCGTGGTTTGGTGGCAAGACTGATATAAAGATCCCATTTGATTTTTCTCGTATCGCAAATTATTACAGTGATAAAGGCGATTCGTTTATCCAGATTGACGGCCGCGGACTCTATGCTCTTAAGCCCGAAGCACAAAAGCTTCTAGGTGTGCCCATGTTCGGGGACCTGGGGCTAACCTGCGACCTTAGATTTCGTTTCAAACCATCGGCAGGTGAAAATAGTACTACTAGCTTCACGTGTGCGGTGAAGATCAAGGGTCGCTATAAAAAATCAAATCTTAGCTTGACAAACGCAGAAGATTTAGATAAAATTATCTCAATGCTATAAAGTCTTAAAAACTTCTTGACAAACCACTCTCAATTGTGGTATTATAATAACATAAATAAGACAGGAGAATAGATGTCTAACAACGGTAAGATCAGTGTTGCAGAAATGCGCAAAATGCTCAACAAGAAGGCGGGCGCAAACATCGCCTACAACTTGACTGAGGGCAACCCAACAGATGTGAAGGAATGGATCCCCACCGGTTCACGGTGGCTTGATTCCATCATCTGTAGAGGAAAGTCCGCAGGAATCCCCATGGGGAAGGTTTGCGAGATTGCAGGACTAGAAAGCACCGGCAAGTCTTACATGGCTTCTCAGGTTGCAGCCAACGCTCAGAAGATGGGGATCGACGTAGTTTACTTCGATTCTGAATCTGCATTGGACTCTGGTTTTCTGGCCCGAGCGGGCTGTAATGTTGAAGATGTGCTTTATGTGCAAGCTACCAGCGTTGAAGCTGTGCTAGCCAACATCGAGGAACTCTTGGGCACTGGCAATCAGTTCCTGTTCATCTGGGACAGCCTAGCGCTGACTCCTAGCAAGTCTGATATTGAGGGAGACTTCAACCCCCTCTCCAGCATGGCAGTCAAGCCACGCATCCTTTCTAAGGGGCTCTCTAAGTTGGTGCAGCCGATTGCCAACAGTAACTCTACATTGCTGATTCTTAATCAGCTAAAGACCAACATTACTTCTAACATTGCTGAGGCAATGACGACGCCCTACTTCACTCCAGGAGGGAAGGCTCTTAACTACTCGTATTCGTTGAGGATTTGGCTCACTGGTCGGAAGGCTAAGGCTAGCTTCATTCAGGACGAGAACGGTTTCAGGATCGGTTCAGAGGTTAAGGCGAAGATTGAGAAGTCTCGCTTTGGAACTCAGGGACGTGTCTGTACATTTAAGATTGTGTGGGGCGGTGATGACGTTCGTATCTGCGATGAGGAATCATGGTTTGAGGCGATCAAGTCATCGGAGCAGTTGACCAATGCCGGAGCTTGGTTCACCCTCATTCATGAGGACGGTAAGAAGGAGAAGTTCCAGAAGGCTGGCTGGCTGGAGAAGCTACAAGATGAGAAGTTCCGGGCCCGCGTACTTCAGATTATGGATGAGGAAGTCATCTTGAAGTTCGAGGATAGAACTGGAAGGGCTGAGGATTTCTACAAGATTGACGAAGAGACTGTGACCGAAGTGGTCACTGCTTAAGATTCTTCTTGACTTTCAAGGTAAAGATTGATATAGTAGTAATATGAAGGTTTCAAAGGGGATGCAACGATATCTGGCATTGGCCAGCCGAGTTGCATCACAGAGCGAGCACGATCATTTTAAGCACGGTGCCATCCTAGTAAAGGGAGGTTCCGTGCTTAATACTGCGTGCAACAAGGATAAGTATAATAGATTTGGGAATAGGTTTCGAGACACTCATAACTGTGGCCACGCTACGCATCATGCAGAGCTTGGTTGCATCTTGGGCTTGGATCGATCCATTACTCAAGGAGCCACAATGTATGTTGTACGTATGAATCGAGAAGGTACGTTCCGAATGTCAAAGCCATGTGGAATGTGCGAGGAAGTATTGAAATTTTGTGGCGTAAAGAGAGTAGTATATACCACCGGTGATGAATCCACCGTTGAAAAACATAAACTTTAAGGAAATGATAATGAAGAGCGAGACAAAACCAGACCCCAACACATTGTGGGGGTTTGCACTGATGCAAAATGTAGCTAAATACCGGGTCGACGGCGCCCTCTGGCGTGTGGCCGGCAAGAGCGAGATCCCCGATGCCCACTTTACAGTATGGGAAGATAATGTTTCAGGTCCCTGTTTCCGGCAAGGATTTGTGAAGGTTTAGAATGAAAGAGAGGATTCTTATTGTCGATGCGCTGAACGCATACTTTCGAGCTTACATCGTGGACCCGAGTCTGTCAACAAACGGACAACCCATCGGAGGAATGAAAGGGTTCCTAAAGATCCTTAACAAACTGGTAAGGGAATCCAAGCCCGACAAGATTGTGATCTGTTGGGATGGGGCTGGAGGCTCCAAGAAACGGAAGGCGACAAACAAGTCGTACAAAGAGGGGCGAGCCCCCATCCGCCTTAACCGAGACATTCGAAACCTCTCAGAGTCAGAAGAAATCACAAACAAGATCTGGCAACAGACGAGGCTATTCGAATACCTAAACGAGATGCCAATCATCCAGCTTATGTATGAGGGGATTGAAGCGGACGACATCATTGCATACGTTCAACAACACCGAGCCCTCCAGGGCTCCCAGAAGATGATTGTAAGTTCAGATAAAGACTTCTTTCAGCTACTGGATGACGAAACCATTCTACACCGCCCAATTCAAAAAGAAAATTTGAACCGGAATAGAATTATTGAACAATACGGAATTCATCCAAACAACTTTGCGCTTGCGAGAGCGGTTGTCGGAGACGTGAGTGACAACCTCCCTGGGATCAAGGGAGTCGGACTTGGCACCATTGCTAAGAGGTTCCCTTTCCTGGCTGAGGAAAAGTCATGTACCATCAATGCGTTGGTGAAGTTCTGCAAAGAAAACAATGAGAACAACTTGAAGGCTTTTACTAATATTGTTGAGGGCAAGAAACTCATTGCAGAGAACTATAAAATGATGCAACTTTATTCTCCATCAATTTCAGTCCAGACCAAACGTGACATCGACGCAATCTTTAGTGAGTTCACACCAGCACTGAACAAGACTATGATTAGGAAGATGTTTGTGGAAGACGGTATTGGGGAGCTTAGTATTAACGACTTGTTTGTTAACTTCAAGAGCTTGATTTACTCACACAAAGAGCAGCAGACTACATAGTGGAAAACCCTTCATTTTCTAAATTTGGAAAAGCATTTCAAGAAGACATGTGTCACTTGGTGCTGTGTGATCGTCCTTATGCGGATCAGATCGCCGAGGTATTGAATCCTGATTTTTTGGAACTTAAATATCTTCGAGTTTTTATCGAGAAGGTGTTTGACTACCGAGAGAAGTATGGTGTACATCCTACATGTAAGATTCTGCAGACTGTTTTCAGGGCAGACATTGAAAATGAAAACGAGGTTGTCAAAAAGCAAGTAAGAGATTACTTTGCGCGCATCTGTAACACCGAAGTGGAAGTCGAGGGCGCAGAATACATTAAAGAAACTTCTTTAGATTTCTGCAAGAAGCAGAAGCTGAAAGAGGCAATGTTAAGGTCTGTTGATCTCTTAAAGAATTCTTCCTTTGATGAGATCAGTGAAATTATTAATGAGGCCCTGCGTCTAGGAGCCACCAGTGATTTTGGGTATGATTACAAGACAGACTTTGAGGCACGATTCGTAAAGAAGGCACGGAACCCTATCAGTACCGGCTGGGAAAACATTGACAACATTTGCAAGGATGGTCTTGGCAAAGGCGAGCTAGGAGTAGTGATCGCTCCCACTGGTGCAGGAAAAAGTA